CTCTCCAGCCGAGCTCTTCCGGTTTGTCAGTGATCCTGACAACCTTGATGAGGCCGTAGAGTTGGGCCTCCTTGTTCGCAGGAGCTCGTCTGACGCGCGATCTGACCCTGGGGCTCCCTCGGGTAGCCCCCCGCCGCCGTCAGGCGGCGGTAGCGCCTCTGGCGCGTAGCGCGAGCGCAGCGAGCTTTCCTAGCACATCTATTACTTTATAGTATGTGCTAGGTGACACAAACTTGCTTAAGCTGTTTGGGTCTATTATCTTAGCACGTGCACATTTTCATACCTTTCCCTTTTTCTTCGGTTCCGGAGGATTCTATGCGCCACGGTGTTTCAAAACGCAAGAGCGTTCGTTCATTTCGCAAGGGTGCAGCTCTCACCCGGCGCGAAAATCTGATGGTGGCGCGTGGCGGTTTCCGCCTCTAGTGCCGTGCTTTCATCCTGTCCCGGCGTGGCAGGACGGTCCCGGTGGCCGCGTGATCTTGTGGCCCACGGCCGGGGCAGGGCCTTCCGGTGAGTCGAGAGGCTTGGCCGAGTCGTTTTCCGTTCCATGTGGCTATTGCATTGGCTGTCGGCAGCGCCGCGCCGCATCTTGGGCGCTCCGTGCGACGCACGAAGCGTCCCTGCATGATTACAACTCGTTCGTGACGGTGACCTATGCCGATGAGCATTTGCCGCCGGACGGTGAGTTGGTGCCTGAGCACTTGTCGCGGTTCTTTAAGCGGTTGCGGCAGGCGCTTGAACGTGATCGCCCTGGCCTGCTTGGTGACAGGATGCGTTTTCTCGCCTGCGGTGAGTACGGCGGTCGTACGCACCGCCCCCACTACCACGCCTTGCTCTTTGGCGTGGCATTCTCGGATGGACTGCCATGCGCGCGCGATCTCTTCACTTCTCCTGTGTTGGAAGACTTGTGGGGACACGGCAACGTCTCGTACGGTGCCGTGACTGGTGCGTCAGCAGCGTATGTCGCCCAATACTCGTTGAAGAAGTCGAAGCGCGAGGCGTACGTGAGTCCGGACGGAGTGGTGCTTCCTCCGCCTTTCCTCAGATGTTCGCTCAAGCCTGGGATCGGCGCGAAGTGGGTGGCGAAGTACCGCGAGGACTCGCGGCATGGCTACATCGTGCGCGATGGGCGCAAGTATTTTGTGCCGCGTTACTACGACAAGCAAATGGAGATGACTGATGTGGGTCTACTGGATGCTTCTAAGGAGGCACGTCGTGACAGTGCTCGGGCGTTTCGACGTACGCCGATGGAGCTTGAAGCGGCGGAGCGGATAGAGCTTCGTCGTCTTGAGCTCGAGGACCGTCGTTTGCTGGATCCCTTGTAACCCTCTCGGAGGATGTATGATTGGCTTCGTTTATACTCTTTTTGATCGCGTGGCTGCTGCTCGGACTGGTGCTTTGGTGGTGCATTCTTCGGATGCGCCGGTAATCCGATTGTTTCATGACGCGCTTGCTCAGGATGAGCAGTTGCGTCGTCATGCTGGTGACTACGATATGCTGCGCGTTGGGCAGATTCTGGCCGATGGCCAGTTGGTGCCGGAGCCTCCGACGGTGGTTGCCCAGGGCGCGCAGTGGTTGGCGGCGCAGTCCCCGAAGCTTGCGGCTGAGGCTTGAGATGTTTTACCGTGTGCGATAACCGCTCGTTGTTCGGTTGCCACTGTCACTTGAAAGGGATTCCCGATGGGCTATCAGAGGCATCTTCCCCCGGTGCGCCAGAATCAGTTTGCGATGGTGCCCCGGTCAGACGTACCGCGTTCGTTGTTCCGGACGAAGCACAGTCACAAAACGACGTTTGATGCTGACTGGCTGATTCCGATTCTCGTCGATGAGTGTCTGCCCGGTGACGACTGGCGTGGCAAGGTCACGTTTGTGACCCGTATGACCACGCCGCTTTTCCCGATCATGGATAATCTCGAGGTCGAGACGTTTTTCTTCTTCGTCCCGAATCGGCTGGTCTGGGATAACTGGGTGAAGATGATGGGTGAGCGTGCGAACCCTGCGTCGTCGATCGACTTCACCGTGCCTCAAATCGGGTGCAATAATGCCCTGAACGCCCTTGGGTTCGAGCCCTTTGAGCTTGGCGATTATTTCGGGCTGCCGATTGCTGGTGAGCTTGTGGCGCCGAAGACGGTCAACGCGCTTCCGTTTCGCGCCTATCAGTTGATTTACAATGAGTGGTTCCGCGATCAGAATCTTGAGAACTCCGTGGTGGTTCCCACGGATGACGGGCCCGACTCGTCGTCGAATGTGTATTTCAAGCGGCGGCGCATGAAGCGGCACGATTACTTCACGTCGTGCCTGCCCTATCCTCAGAAGGGCGCGACCAGTGTGGCTATGCCTCTGTCGGGTAACGCGCCTGTTATTCCGACGATTTCGTCGATTCCGAGCGATACGTATCCTGGGATGGCGATGCGCCTGACTAGCGGTTCTTTGGTGGGCAACTTCAACCTTGGCGTTGGTACAGGTGGCGTTGCTGGCCCGACGGGTACTAGTGCTGGTTCTGTTCCGGTTGGCGCGTATCCCGATAACCTTTTTGCGGATTTGTCGCAGGCGGCTGGTGCGACGATTAACGCGATGCGCCTGGCTGTTTCGACGCAGCAACTCCTTGAGAAGGATGCTCGCGGCGGGACGCGCTACACTGAGCTTCTGCGGAATCATTTTGGCGTGATGCCGCAGGACTACCGCTTGCAGCGGCCCGAGTATATCGGTGGTGGCCGTTCTGCGTTTCAGACGGTTGCGATTCCTCAGACGGCCCCGTCTGATGTTGGCACGACTGACTCCACGGTCGGTGAGCTCGGCGGTAACTCTACCGCCAGCGGTCAGCACAGCTTCTCCTATCAGTGCCAGGAGCATGGGTACATCATTGGTCTGGCCAACATCACGGGCGACATTACGTACCAGCGTGGTGTCCATCGCATGTGGACGCGGTCGACCCGCTATGACTTTTACTGGCCGACGTTTGCTTTCCTTGGTGAGCAGGCCGTCCGGAACGATGAGCTTTTCGCGGACGGTTCTGCGTCGGACACTGGTACTTTTGGCTATCAGGAGCGTTGGGCCGAGTATCGCTTCAAGCCTGGGCGTATCACTGGTGCGTTTCGGTCCAATGCCACGGATTCGCTGGATGTGTGGCACCTTGCGGAGGATTTCGGTACCCTGCCGACGTTGTCGAATGTGTTCATACGGCAGAGCACGCCGATAACTCGCGTGTCTGCCCTGGGTGAAACCCTTGCTGAAGGTCAGCAGTTCCTTTGGGATTCCATCTTCGATATCAACCTTGTTCGGCCGCTGCCGATGCGTTCGGTGCCCGGCCTGCTGAGGTTCTAACATGCCGTTTCCGCTGATTCCTGTGCTTATCGGTGCTGGTGCTGCCCTCGCGGGTGGTGTTGCTTATGCCGGCCAGAAGGCGGCGAATAAGCAGAATGCCGCGCTGTTTCGAGAGAATCTTCTGTTTCAGGAGCGCATGAGCTCTACGGCGTGGCAACGCGCCGTGACTGACATGCGCGCTGCCGGGTTGAATCCCGCTTTGGCGTTTTCTCAGGGGCCGGCAAGTAGTCCTGGCGGCGGCTCTGTCCCGACGATGCATAATGCTGTCGGTGCTGGTATTTCCGGCGCGCAAGCCGCTGCGAATTTGGCGTTGACGCAGGCGCAGACGCGCAAGACGGAAGTTGAAGCGGACAACATCGGTGATGTGATGGGTTCGTCTGCTGAGGCGAATCGCTCGCAGGCGGCTGAGGCGCAGCGCCGGACGTTGGAGATGATCAACTCGTGGGAAGATCGAGAGACTTCGATTGCTGCCCGTGCCGTGTTGGACAAGATTGAGATTGCTGTGCAGTCTGGTACGATGGAAGAGAAGATCGTTGCGGCTCGTTTGGTGAATGCCGCGCAGCGTGCCAACATTGATTTCTCGCAGTCGAAGGCTGAGCTTGCCAAGGATCTGTTTAAGGTCTGGAAGCCCTGGCTGCGCATGGCGGATGAAGGCACGGGCAAGATCATGGATGTGTTCATGATGGTTCGGCAGTTCCTTGGTACTGACTGAGGGGGGAGGTGCGAGGGGGGATTCGTCCCCCCTCGAGGTCTGCTTGCGGTGCCCTCAGTTGTTGACTAGTTGCTGTTGGTAATCCCCCCGCGGCCGCTTCCCTCCCCCGAAGGGGGAGGGACGGGAGGGCGGGGGGTCTC